TGGAGGACCCAGCTGCCAACAAGCTGTACCAGCATTTGGTCGGCAGGTTGTCTGGGACGACTTCCTACAGCGGATATTTCCGCGAGAATACATACATGGTTGTGCGGAGGGCAGGCTGATGGTGACGATCCGATTGCTTGGCGAGGCTGGTCGCCGTTTTGGTCGTCAATTCAAGCTTGCGGTAAAAACACCAGCCGAAGCTGTTCGCGCACTTTGTGTTCAACTCCCTGGCTTGCGCGAGTATTTTTTGGAATCAAGTGAAAACGGAATTGCTTGGCGAGCCATTACAGAACATCCTGAAGGGTTAGACGAAGAGCAGCTTCTGTGGCCGTTAAGTAAGCGATTTGTTTTAGCGCCGATTCCAGTGGGCAAAGGCGCCGTCGGCAAAATCATTACAGGGGTTGCAATCGTTGCTTTCGCCGTCGTTACTGCAGGTGCTGGCTTGTTTGGCTTGGGCTTGGGCTTTGGCGCGGGCACGGCAATCAGCATTGGCGCCGTGGGCGCATCATTGATCTTTGGCGGCGTTGCTGACCTCCTGACGCCCACTCCGAAAATGCCGAACGTTGCCGGTGGGGCGGGTGGCATCGGATCGGGAGCGACTGGTGGACGCAGCCGTGAGGACCAAAGAAAGTCGTTCACATTCGATAAGTCCAACGCCAATACTCAGCAGGGCGAAGTCGTTCCAGTGCTCTACGGTGAGCGCATCATCGGATCGACTCCGATTCTGAGCTTCGGTCTGGAACTGCAGAACAGCCTCTGATGGAAGACTTTCAAGAGTTGCCTGAAATCAGCGGTGCTGGTGGCGGCGGTGGCGGTCAACAAGTTGTTCAACAGACCGTTCAACAGAACGTCACGATTGCGGCGCCTACAGCTAGGCAGCCAACTGTCGCGGCAAACAACCTGTTTTCGGTTGCATTTGCCAAAACGGTTTATGCACTGAGCGAAGGCGAAATCGAAGGCTTCCCTAACAGCATCACAAAAGATACGTTCCTGGATTCAACGCCGATCCAGAACGAAGACGATACCTATAACTTCCAGGGCTACACGATTGATCACCGCACTGGGACGGATGAAACCCAGACGCCGATCACTGGATTTAGTACCACTGAAAACGTTGTTGGCGTAAATACCAATCTGACGGTTGCTGCCGGGGCGCTTACCCGCACTATTACCGACACCGATGTTGAGCGGTGCCGCATCATTATGACTTTCCCTGCGCTGCAGGCGCAGAACAGGGACAACGGTGATGTAGTTGGAACAAGCGTTCAATTCAAGATTGAGGTTTCTGCTAACGGCGGCTCTTACGTCGAGATTGATTCGCCAACCGTTAGCGGTAAATCAAACAGTCAATTCCAGCGTGCGTATGAGTTTGACTTAGATGGCACTGGACCTTGGACGATTCGCCTGACTCGTCTGACGGGTGACGACAGCAGTGGATTCGTCGCAAACCTCACGCGATGGCAGTCACTCGTCGAGATTATTGACGAAAAATTTGCCTATCCCAATACCGCGTTGCTGGCGCTAAAGGTTGATGCTCGTCAGTTCAACAGCATCCCAAACGTTTCAGTTCGCCTGCGCGGCAAGCGCGTTCAGGTCCCTAGTAACTACAACGCCGAAACCCGCGTTTATACCGGCATCTGGGATGGCACGTTCCAAACGGCTTGGACTGATAATCCTGCGTGGATCTTCCGGGATATTGTTGTCAATGACCGCTTTGGTGTAGCGCGTTATGTATCAAATATCTCGATAGATCCGTGGTATCTTTACACTGTAAGTCAGTATTGTGATGAGCTCGTTCCTGATGGTAACGGCGGGACTGAGCCTCGTTTTACCTGCAATGTGTATCTGCAAAATGCAGGCAGCGTCTATGAAGTTTTGAACGGTCTTGCCTCGTGTTTCCGGGGCTTGATTTATTACAGCCAAGGGAAACTGTTCCTAACGCAGGATCGTGAGCAAGTTCCGGTTCAGCAGTTCAGCGAATCCAACGTTATCCAGGAGATTGACGATTCCGGGCAAGTTACCGCACCTTGTTTCACTTATAGCGGTACAGCACGCGGCGCTCGCAAGTCCGTTGTTCTTGCCAATTGGGACGACCCAAATCAGTCCTACTCCAGCGTCACTGAGTATCAGCAGGATGACGCGCTGCTGGAGACCTTCGGATACAACCCGATCGACCTGCGCCTGCTTGGCGTTACCTCTCGCGGTCAAGCGTTGCGGGCAGCAAAGCACACGCTGTTTTCCAACCGTTATCTGACAGAAAAGGTCAGCTTCCGCATTGCTGCAGAGGGCTTAGCGGCTGGCGTTGGCGAGATCATCCAGATTGCCGACCCAATGAAACAGGGTCAGCGCCTGGGCGGTCGGATCAAGAGCATTGACGGCAACAACATCAAACTTGACGCCGTTCTGAACCTGAACGACGCGATTGATTACACGCTGACTTTGGTGGTGCCTGACGGCGAGACCGTCACCAACCCTGATGGCTCAATCACCAAGCGCCCCAAGCTCAGCGTTCACAATCTTGTCAGTGCAAGCCAGGACTTCAGCAATCCTGAGTTTCGGGTTTTTGCCAGCCAAGATTTAGACGACGAGCTAATCACCCAAGCAGGCGACAGCCTGGGCGGTTTGGTCGCGCTTGATTCGCTTGGAACGACAACCGCAGAAGTTGACGGCATCATCGACACCCAAGCCAATGCGCTTTGGGTTCTTGAGTGGTCTGACATGCAGGCTGCGCTTTACAAGATTGTTGCCATCAGTGAAGTGGAACCGCTGGTGTTCCAAGTTGAGGCAGTTCAGTACAACGCAAGCAAGTTCGATTACGTCGATAACGATCTGCCGATTGCAGTTCCCAAGGATCGCTTCAAGCTTGAGGCGCCGCAGGCTGTTGTCGAGCTGACCGCAAAGCTGGTTTACAACAACGGTCGCACCCAGATCAGCGCTGATTGGGAAGCACCTCAACGCAACGGTGCAGATGACGTACTGATTCGCGGCTACAGATATCAGTGGCGCCAGACCGGAGCTGCCCAGTGGAACGAGGTCCAAGTCACCTCAGTCACCAACGCCACGGTCAGCCTGCCGGATCACGTCTACGGCAACACCTACGAGTTCCGGGCTGCAACCTTTGACCGCCTGAGCCGTCAGAGCGAGTTTTCAGCCGTCAGCGTTTCCGCCTTTGACGCAATTCCAGATCTAAGCGCCGCAGAATTTGGCGCCACCGTCACCCACGCCAACCAGCCTGATGGCACCCAACTGCTGATTGTTGATCCTGGGACGTGTCCGATCCTGCCGCGCATTACTGGTTTCAGGTGTTGGGCTAAACCTCGCAACCTGAAAGGCGGTGAAATCCCTGGCGTTAAGACCCCAGGCAACGACGGGTACTACTTCCTGGCTGACATCCCGCTGACGGGTTACTACACGATCGCGTTCCACGCGCCTGATACCTATGACGTTCGAATCAGCTTCACCAGCGCAATCTTCGGGGAAACCCCTGATGACTACATCTACGACGTGGTGGAGCGTGGTGAGATTGCACCCCCCGCACCAAACAACTTCAGCGTTGTTGAGAGCGCCAACCGTGCAGGCAAACGCTTTAGCTGGCAGCTACCGCTGAGTGAATACGGCAGCTGGGATCAAAAGGTTGTCAGCGACATTATTGGCTATGAAGTCCGCTTTAAGCGTGGCCAGCTTGCCAACAACATCGTCGAGTTTGACGTTGACACCGACATCATCACGGTCAAAACCTCAACGGTTATTGGCATCAAAACCAACCAGCACTTGCTAACTGTTGGCGAAGAAATCGTCTTTGCTGCTGCCACTGGAATGCTGCCCACGGGCATCACAGCTGGCACCACCTATTTCGTCGCAGCTGACGGATTCAACAGCGTTGAGTTCAAGGTGGCTGCTACTGCAGGTGGCGATCCAATCAATCTGACTGGTACGGCAACCGGCAGCTACCGCGTTTCAGGTCCGGCAGCCCTCGCCACTCGCTTGAACTTGTCTGCCAGCTGGGGCGCTGGACTTGAGCTGGCGTCTGGTGGTTTGAACGCCAATCAGCAGTGGTTTGAGACCAGCCTGTTTGACACCGACTCTTGGGTGGTGATGGTGAAGTCGGTTGATGCGACCAACTGGCGCTCTGACCTTCCTGCCTTTGTGCTGGTCAACATCGGCGCCCCGCCGGTTAGCAATGCCGTTGCAACGATCAACGCCAGGACTCAAGGCGCTGGTGGCTGGGTCGGCAACTACATCAACTGCGAAGTCGATGGCAGTGGCGATCTGGTTCAAACCGACGCAGGTCGGGACAGCATTTTCACTTGGAACTTCGATAACAACGAAGAAGAAAGCAACCTACTGCTGAGCACTACCGCGACGGCAACGTACCAGCACAAGCTGGTTGCTTTGACTGGTGCGGACACTGTGCTGGTGCAGGATCCTGACGGCGACAACGATGACGACAAGTTGTTGCAGGAGGATACGCCTGTGGTGATCGACGTTGCCAGCAGCAGCTTCCAGCTCCAGCGGGACAGCACCACCATTCCGCACCTGTTGGAAGAGAACGACACGCTGGAATTTATTGAGGTAGACGGTGACCTGCCCACGGGCATTTCAACCGGTACGACTTATCACGTCGTTGCGACTGACCTGACTACTACGGTCTTCCGAGTTGCTGAAACCCAAGGCGGCGCCGCGATCACGCTTAGCGGCACTGCCACTGGAACGTATGCGGTTCGGGGTGCAGCGTTTGGCATCTTGGCTGAACAACGGTTCTACAGCGACACCGAATTGGCAGAGGGCGGCATTGTTCACCCTTACGCCCCATACGAAAGACTGCTTGGTGACGTGTACCGCGTGGAGACCACCTTCAAATCACCTGATGGCATCACCGCTGGCAATATCACTGCGCTGACCGCCCAGCTGGACTACCCCGATGTGATCGAGAAGCGGAACGATGTTGAAATCAGCAGTGCTGGAACTGAAGTCAGCTTGGAGAAGACCTTCCGCAGCGTTCAAAGCGTGCAGATCACTGCGCTTCAAACGGGTAGTTCAACTGCGGTGACTGCTGTGGTCACAGCTAAATCCACGACCTCAGTTACGATAAGTTGTCTCGATGCCAGCGGATCTGGTGTAGCCGGTGAGGTTGACATCACAGTGATTGGCTACTGATGGCTGACCGTCGCATATCCCAGCTGACAGCATCAGAGACTCTGGTCGAAAATGACCTGCTGGTCTTTGTTGACGTTAGTGATACCGAGACCAAGCGGATCACGGCAGAAAACCTGGGCTTGGAGATGGTCCAGTTTGGGACCACGCGAGGGTCAGACGTTCCAACGTCACCAGCTAACGGTCAGCTGTGGGTCGATACGTCCAACAACCCACCTGAACTGAAGATCTATAACGGCGCCAGTTTTTCTCTGGTTAGCTTCCTGCCTAGCTCGGCAGTTATCACCAACCCAAGTGGTACGGCACCCAGCAGCCCCACACTTGGTCAACTGTGGCTTGACACCAGCCAAACGCCTGACGAGCTGAAGGTCTACGACGGTACTAGCTTTGTCCGCGTGGATCCGGTTGGCATTAGCCAAGCAGACGCAGACGACCGCTATTTGCGGATTACCACTGCTTCGGCTACTTACCTGCCGCTTGCTGGCGGCACAATGACTGGGACGTTGACGCTAGATGCCGCACCAACAGCGAATCTTCATGCAGCGACGAAGAAATATGTTGACGACGAGATCGCTGGCATCCCAGCAGCAACGGATCTGACCCCTGCTGGGAC